TCCCCACCGCCACGGTTGCTCCCGTGACCGCCGTCACCGCCGTGACTGCGCCCTTCGCTGCGCCTCCGAATGCCGCGGACCACGTTTTTCCGCCTTTTTCTCCCGCGCCGCTCAGTTCCCCGTCAAGCGCCGACGTGAGGTTGCTCCCCATGTCCTTGGTCGTCGGGACGATCTGCACATACGCTTTTGCAATTTCTGACATCAGATAAACCCTCCTCTTCTGAGGATCTCGTTTCGTGCGGCCTCGAAGTCTTCGCCGCTCTCATATACCATGTAGTTCCGCTCCTGTTCCTTCCGTTCCGTCCCCGTGAGTGCCTCATACATCGACGGCGGTGGATTCTTCCCATTCACGCCGTCTTCCGTCTGCCGCCAGGCGATCACCCGCACGACGTCCAGGATGAGCGCGAGAATCAGCACATTGTCCGGATACTTCTGTCCGGTGATTCTGCGCTTCGATCTGGATTCCGCCGGCAGACCGTCCGCAAGCGCTGCCTGTGTTGCCACCGGCAGCGCTTCCCAGTCGAACAGATGATAGTATTCCGCAAAGTCGCAGATCATGCTGTCCCTGTCCTGCCGGAAGACGGACAGCAGGATTATTTTTTTTTATCAGTCAGCTGCCCCAGCAGTTCCTGAATCTGTTCTCCCGTGGCCTTGACCCGCACCTTCCCGCTCTCGTCCCGGATGCAGTCGTAGAAGTCCTTCTTCTGCTCCGGTGTCAGCAGGATGTCGCAGATTCTCGTCAGTCCGATCGGGTTTTTCCTCGTGTCCATCAGTTCCAGCGCGTCGAGGAACTCCATGTCGTCCGCCGCATTCTCGTCGATGTCCGCCTCAAAGCCGCAGCTCAGCTTCACATGTGTCATGATCTGTTCCTCCGCTCCTCATCAGCCGCTCGAGGCGGCCTTGATGTACTCGTAGTGATACTTGCCGTTCGCGTCGCTGGTTGCCTTGATCGTGACCGGATACCCGACCGGATCCGTGTCGTTGTACACGACGTCGCCGATCTCGGTGATAACGCCCTTGGGAATGACGGTGCGCTTCAGAGCGTTGCCCTTGAGGATCATGTCAATGACCCAGCACCGCGCCTCGTGCGCTTCCGTTCCGGAGGCAATCGCAATCCCGGCCGTGAGGCTTCCGGTCACGTTGTCCTCGCCGTAGACCTCTTTCAGCACGTTGATGTTCATCATCTCGATGAAGGTCAGCTTCCAGGTCTCGGACTTGTCATCCTCCGTGACCAGAACGGTATCCCCGCCCCATGCCTTGACCTCTTCGGAGTTGACTTCCTGGCTCTGCGTCACGCCGTCCTCGGAGACATAGCCCATGCCCGCAAAGCCTGCCGGCAGCGCCGTCACGGCGTCCGTCGGAGGCGTCAGCGACGTCGCGCCCACAAAGACCGCTCCGCCGACTTTCGGTTTGCCGGTGGATACATAGGCTTCATTGTTGGTTTCGCCTGCCATATTGGTTTTCCCCCTTTATGCAAAATAAACCAAGTCGATGACGGTCTGAAACCGGTAACGCTTGGTTCTGGTGTCCGTGAAGTTGTAGGTTGAATTCACTTCACAGCTGATAATGGATGTTTCCTTGTACTGCAGCTCCCGCGCAATGTCGAGAACCTGCTCATTGAGTGCCGCCGCGTCCAGCATCGTCGGGCCGTAGCTCTGCACGGCCACGGTTGCGGTCCGCATCTCTGCGCCCCGCTCGCCGCCTCCGGTCCGCTCCAGGACGAAATAACGCTCCGGCTTGTCCTCCGGCTGCTCCATGTAGGCCGGGCAGCCTGTGGCCTCTTCCAGGGCTCTGAGTAGGATCGGTTCAAGCATCATCCGCCCACCGCCTTCAGCAGCGTGTTGTTGTCCAGATTGTCTTTCATGGCTTCCTCCGTCTCCGTGTAGACCGACGCGATCACGCGGGTTCCGGCCTGATAGACGTCCGTCGCGTATCCGTCGCCTGCTTTCGCCGCCACCTGGTCCGCGACTTCCTTCACCGCGTCCGCGATTTCCTGCGAGTGCAGCAGCTCGCCGACGCCGGCATAGTTGAGCTCAATCCGGTAGTTACTCAATCCGCTGCACCCGCACTTTCATGTTCCAGCTCAGTGGGATCAGCGCCTCAATGCCCTTCGTCGGCTTCCCGACGATGCGGAAGCGCTCGCCGAAGAAGTCCACCCGGCACCCGGTTTCCCATGCGTGCTTGTCCCCCTTCGGGATCGCAAGCGTGTAGTCCGCCTCCCGGCTCACCAGGTCCGTCGCGTCCAGCAGTTCGGATCCCGTCTCGCCTGCCGGTGTGACCAGGACGTTTTTCACCTGTACTGCCGTTTCGTCGTACCGCGGCTTGTTGAAGGCGTCCACGCCGTTTTCCGTCCGCTCCCAGAGCGTCACCGTGATTCCCCGCAGCATCTCAGTCCATCTCCTCGAAGCAGCCCGCCGGCACCAGATCTTCCACCGGGCTCCGGCTTCCGATCTTGTTCCCGCTCTTGAGCATTAGCTTTTCCATTTTCGCGAGGTACAGCTCGCCGCTGCTTCCCGTCGTCGGGTAGCTCCAGGTTTGGCTGTATCCCAGCGCTGACTGTGTTCCCTGGTTGGCTCCCACCGGGACGCCGGTGTCCTCACCGTCGCCCAGGACGCGCAGCACCATGCGGCAGGAGACGATTTTCTTGACATCCTCCAATGCCGCCGGAGCGTACATGTCGATGATGACTGCGGCGTCCTCCAGCAGCTTTCTGGCGAGGTTCTGCTCATTGTCTGATAGTTCCCGCAGTGTCCTGTCCTGGACGTCGCTCACTGTCGCATAGGTCATTTTGATTACTCCCCGGCTTTTTCCGCCTTGTCTTCCTCAGCCGCCTTTGCCGCTGATTTCTTCCGGCTCTTTCTGGCCGGTTTTTCCGTATCCGCTGCCGGCTCCGGATGCGCCTCGGCGGCGGGCACGTGGCCCGCCGCTTTGTACTCTTCAACGCGGGTTTCATCAACCCACATGTCTCCGCCGGTCAGTTGGTTTTTGAACCGAACCATGCCGGATCAGGTCGTCGGAACTGCGCCGGTCAGCAGGTTGAACGCGTCGCCGACGCAGCGGAAGCCGACCTCGATCTCCGCACGGACGGCCACCATGTTCTGCTGCCACAGGTTGACCTGGGTGGCGCTGGTGCCGGATCCGACGGTCACGACGCCCTTGTCGTTGATGTCGATCTTGACACCCTCGACGGTTCCGAACATGGCCTGTGTCCAGTCACCGGCCACGCCGACGACGGCGGGAGTGCCGGAAGTGCCCGCGGTGCCCTCTTTGAAGAGGCCGCGGTTGAAGTAGGTCGGAGCTCCGAGGATCATCGGAATCGCGCCCTGGGACACGTTGTTGACGAACAGAGGTCTGCCGTCTTTGTCGACCGCGCCGAGCAGGATGCCGCGGGCCTGTGCGCTCAGGCCGAAGCCGTTGAGCATGTAGCCGTGGGTGGCGATGTCGGTGTCGGCAGCCACGAGTCCGTCGTATGTGCTCGCGTCGGAAGTCGCGATGATGCTCTGCGCCGTGCAGCTGGCGAAGTTGTCGAAGTTGTCGCCCGGCTTCTGGATCGCGCCGATGACGGTCTGGTCGAATCGTCTGGCCAGTGCGCCCGGCATACGGGCAACGCAGGCGTCGTACAGTGCCTTCAGGTCGCGGACGAATTCCATCGAGAACAGCTCGATGACTGCCAGCTTATAGGGCTGCAGGTTCTTTTTGGCGACGCTGGGATTGCTGACGGGTTTCACGCCGGTCTCATCCACCCACTCTGCGGTCGGATCGCCGGTGATCACCGGAATGGCAATGCCGTTGCCCGGCAGCACCATGCGGCGTGCGAGGCGCATGATGGCGCTCTCTTCCTGGGTTTTCTGAAGGATTTCGCTGCTGACGTCAGCCGGCAGCTCGATGTTGGATCTGTTGAGTTCTACTCCGGTAGCCATAGTTTTTTATCTCCTTTTCACAAGTTTAGATTGGCCTTCGCCCAGCTCTCGAACTGATCCCTCGTGGTTCCGCCTGTAAACGGGTTCACCGTTCCTCCGTCCGGGACCGTCGGATAGTTCTGCTGAGGTCCGCGCCATTTGAGGATTGCGTCCGCCAGTGCTTTGTTCTCCTCTTCGGTCTGGCCTGTGAGGAGGTTTGCCGGAACGCCGGTCTCGGCGGACACCTTGTCTCGAGCGTTCCTCGCCTCGATGTCCTTCTGCAGGGCGTCGAGCTGTGCCTGGAGCTCCGCTGCCTTCGCCTTCTGCGTCTGCAGTTCCGCAGACGTTGTCTCAGCTGCGGCCGCTCTCTGCTTCAGGTCTTCATAGTCCTGATATTTTGCCCGCTCCCGCGTCAGCCTGTCGCCGATGATGGCATCGACCTCCGCCTGGGTGAACGTGCGTGCCGGCTGTGTCGCCGTGTCCTCTGCCGGACTGGTCTCCGGCGCTGCTGCTTCCTGATTCACAGTTTCTTCTGCCATTGGTTTCTCCTCCGCTTTCGCGTATTATTCCGGCTCTGACCCTGCCGTCG